TTTTAATTGCGCTCCGGTTTACAAGAGTCCATCCTTGTTTCTCCAGATAAAACCGGAAGGTATCCAGGGTGCAGACCATTGCGCCGTCAGGAACGGTTTCAGTGAATTTGATATTGCCGTGTTCGTCGAGACGGATAACCAGGGTGCGTCCGTCCCCGTGAATCATTTTGTCGGGAGACGGGGCGTTATTCTGGCGCAGTTCTGCTTCCATGCGGTCGAACTCAGCAATGTATGCCTCTTTAAATGCAGCGGCTTTTTTGCCAGTGAAGCCCATCACCAGGAAAACGAAGCCGTTTTTGGTGATTTGGTACATTGGGAGTTTGCGCCCGGTTGAGTCGGTGTATTCGCTTGACACAAAATTGTGCTCAGTGAATTTTGCTGAACAGTCCAGATTGCGAATTTTATCCAACACTCGTTCGTGGCGTTTGCCAAAGAACTCGGCGATCGCAACAGACGTAGTGACAGCGCGACCATTTTCGATGGTTACGTCAGGGTGAGAAAGGGTAAGGATAGTAGCCATGATGGCAGCCTCCGCGATGAATTTGATTAACTCACCACCGAGGTTTTCCACGACCATAAGGGTGGTGAGACGTACAGGGGTGGAAATACCGGTCATCACGGAACCCGGCCAGCCTTGCGGCTGCCCTGCACGCCCCACCATAATGCGAATGTGGCTGTGCTTAACGCATAAAAAAACCGCCTGAGCGCGGTTATGCGCCGTGAATGATTTCGGGTTTCCACGCCCGGCACCCGTTTTATGAGGTGCAGGTGCACTATAATTCCACCCGTTCTGGTTTTCAATAGCTACATTCAACATTTTCTCTACCTTTCATCACCGAAGTGAACTTTGTTGATGCGGTGCCTGGTGCCTCCAGGTGACGTTAACCAGTTAACAATTAACGTCGGATACAGAGCATTCCCGTTACGCCCGTAAAAGACCGCTTGTTTTAACTGTTCCGCGTGCGCTGAGCCGCATTCACCGCATCACAAAATTCACTTTAAAAAGGGCGGCAGAGCAGTCACGGAGTAGAACTGATACCGCCAAAAGTCACCAGAAAATTGATAACAGAGGGCGTTGCAGCGGGGTTGTCACTTAAGCGTATGGTCAACCTGACAACCCGGTGTCCTCAACGGGGAAGGAATAACCCCGTCATACTTACCGCCGCGCCATTTCGCGGAGTGTCACAACCGGAAGCGCACGGTCGACGAAAATTTAACGACAGGCTATCTATGAACCAGCTACCTCGCCGTGCGCTTTCGCGTTATGGTCTGACTTTTCATGGAAATATCCTTTCAGTAAACTGTCAGTGCCGGATTCTTATCCGTGTCCGGCGCACGACCACACGCTGTCACGAGAGGTCTCCATTCTCAACCAGTAACCTCAATGGAGGATAAAATGTCAGAGCAGGAGTTAAAACTTGGTGCATGTTATTGTGTTCTCAAGGAGCTGGTACACATGCTTCCATCTACTCAGTATCAACAGTTAGTTGGCAATTTAAATCAGCGAATCGAAGCTATGTTAAAATCTGATGGTTTTAATAACGTAGAAACGCTGATGCTAAAAAGATATCTTGATGGATTAATCAGATAACATTTTTTTACGGCGTTCATATTCGTTAATATTTATGAAGCCTGTTGCCAGAAGCAGTTCGTTAATTTCATGGTTGTTTGGCTGTTTCTGGCTCTTTGAACTGGGATCTTCCACTTCTTTTTCTGCAAATTGTTTTGCTGTATCCTCTGTGCCATGGATATTTAAAGCTGTATCTGAAAACAGCCCAGTAAACGCATCGCGCACATTACGAGCCATATTATCAGTGTCTTTTTTTGTTACCGATTCCAATTCAAGTTCGTTCAGACGATGACGAAGTGTGTGTGCTGCAATCTCCTGGATTGAAGGAGGTAAATCTTTAAATTCCATCGTCAACCTCATCAGTCGGAGTTTCTTGCTAACCAGCGACGCGCGCCAGCTTCGGTTTTAAACGTTTTGCTTTTGGTATACGTCATGGCGGTGAATGTGCCGTCCTGGTTGGGGAACACACCACATACCAGAGATTCGCTGTTGCCAAGATCGATAGTATCCATGCTGACCTCATTACCCCTTAACGCCGGGTAGCGGAACTGTTTGCTGAGAACACCGTGCGGTGTCTTGATGGGTGGTAATTTAGTTTTCTCATGAATGTTGGTCAAGCATTTTTAATGAGAAAACTCAATATTTAATGCAAAATAAAGCCAATACATTGAAATGTAAGGCTTTAAAATTTGTGAAGGGGGTTACTGATGTTTGTTACGTTTGCGAGCTTCTAGTAGCTCGGTGAATAGGCGATTAAAATTCTCAACGCGGGCACGGAGTTCGCTGATTTGTGCTTGCTGCTCTGATTTTGGAAGTGCGCGATACAATCGCAACATCTCCAACTCATCTTCCGATAAGTCTAAGGCGCTGTTGAGTGCTACTGGTGGATCTGGTGTTTTATCCTCGTCACCAAACAGTATCCAAGTTGGTGAACATTGCAATACCTCAGCCAGGCGATGCAAATTTTGCCCGCGCGGGGCTGTATGGTCGCTTTCCCATAGTGAAATTGATGAGCCAGATACGCCAGCGGCTTTGCTTAAATCGTTTTGACTTAAACCAACCTGTTTGCGTCTTTCTCTAATTCGTTGACCTAAAGTTTTCTCGTTCATATTTAGATATCTTAATAACCCTTGACTTGAGATTCCTTGAATGATTACTATTGAGAAAACTCAACTTTGGAGGGGTGATGTTTAAATCAGACGTAATTAATTTTTATGGGACGAAAGCCAAAGTAGCGAAAGCTGCTGGTGTTGATCCATCTGCTGTTTCTCAATGGGGGGAACTGGTTCCTGAAGGTCGCGCGATGCGCCTGCAAGAGGCATCCGTCGGGGAACTTCAGTACGACCCCAAAGTTTATGACGAATATCGTAAGGCAAAGCGGGCGGGGCGGTTGAACAATGAAAATCACCCCTGAACAGGTTTGTGAGGCTCTGGATGCCTGGGTATGTCGACCAGGAATGACACAGGAGCAAGCGACGATATTAATCACGGAAGCATTCTGGGCTCTGAAAGAACGCCCGAACATCGATGTTCAACGCGTCACGTTTAATGATGGCGAGGTTGATCAACGGGCGCTGGGCGTTAACCGGGTGAAGATATTCGAACGCTGGAAAGCTATCGACACCAGGGATAAGCGGAAAAAATTCACGGCGCTGATTCCGGCAATTATGGAGGCTATCCGAATTAGTGATTTCAGGTTGTATCGTGAGATCAGTGATGGAAAAAGCATTACGTACATGATCGCCGGATTAAACAAAGAATATGGCGATGTGGTGGAGTCCGGGCTGCTTTTTGCGGATCCAGCTGTTGTGGAACGTGAGACTGACGAGCTTATAGAAAAAGCTATTGCTTTCAAGCATGCGTATCGTCAGCAATATCAATATTACTTTGCAGATAAACAAATGTCTGCCAGGGGTTTGTATGAGTATCGATGCACTACGATGGGCTAAAAAGGTGAAAACCGGCAGTTCATCCAGTAAGTCTGTATTGACCTGGCTTGCTGATATGTGCGGTGCCGATTTGTGTGCATACCCGTCTGTATCTGCACTGGCAGAAGTAACGGAACTAAACAAAAAGACTGTGCAGGACAGCTTACGACACCTGATGGAGATTGGGTTAATTGTTGATACCGGTGAGAGAAAAGGCAGAACAAAGCAAATTGTGGTGTACCGACTTATCGGTGTAGAAGAAAGTGTTGCCGAGCCTGAATACACCCAAAAACGGGAGTCTTTAAAGGTGGGTAAAATTGGTGCTGTTAATAAAAACAGTACCGAAAATGGTTATGTTTCAGCACAAAACAGACCCAAAAACGGAACTCTTAGCTGCATGGAAAATAACCAAAGACACCCAAATTTTCCATCAAAGACACCCAAAAACGGATCACGGAACCCAAAGGAACCCAAAGATCTAAACCCCACACATAACGCACGCGAGAGTGCTCCGACCAGTGAGCAGGAAGTTTTGTCGTTACAGGCAGCACCCCTTGTATTCCTGGATGGCCTGAGCGAACCCATCGGAAAATTTCCGATGACCGATAGCTGGTATCCGTCACGGGATTTTCGACGACGGGCTGCGTTGTGGGGGATGGCTTTGCCGGAGACAGAATTTACACCTGCTGAACTTGCCGCCTTCCGGGACTACTGGGCAGCGGAGGGGAAAGTGTTTACTCAGATTCAGTGGGAGCAGAAATTCGCCCGTCACGTAAATCACGTCAGGGCGCAGGTTAAACCAGTCAGCAAGGGGGTAAACCATGCAGCAGCACCAGGTGGCACCGCATCACGGGCAGTTCAGGAAATTCGGGCAGCACGTGAGCAGTGGGAACGTGAAAACGGATTTATCAGCGACGGAAACGGTCTGGAAGCTGTGGGAACTCATGGGGGAGGTTTATTCGAACCGCTGGACCCAGAAGAACGG